CTCTTCCGATCTCGTCCTGTCTCCAATGCGTTCATGCCTTTGAACACGGTGTGTCCGCCAAAGACCTTTTTGATCGTCTTGAAAATCCTTGGCTCTAGGTGCTTGAGGTATCTCCCTAGCTCTACATTGTACCGAGGGTTCCGCGGCTGGATAATGCGCGGCGCCGGGTCAGACTTCTTAGTGAAGTTGATCTTCTCGGCCTTAATGAAGGCCTTGATGTGAGCATCCCGCTCGGTGAGGTGGTCAGCCTCCAAGCTCTGCGCGGCCTGAAGATAAGCCCACATCTTGCGGCCCCTGTACATACCCACGAATTCCTCGCGGGTTAACCGGGCGGTCGGCGATGCGAGCTCGTCAAGGCGTCGTGCGAACTTGTCGAGTCGATGAATTGCCCCATCCGCTATGTCTGGGGGTGGAACAAGGTCTGAGTTCAACAGTACCCGTTCGACAATCCCCCGAACAGCGTTTCGGAGATTGGAATCATGTACAGAGAAGTGTGTGCCGAGCCCTAGATTCAGCAGATTCCCCACTCTTCTCCGTTTCGGTACCCCAGCTTTGGGAGTGATGGCTACCGAATCACCTGGGCGGAGGCGGCTGAGTATGTCGACAGAGATAGCGTCAACATAGTCGGTCACCGTAGTCACCCCTTCACTCCAGCCTGGGCACCCCTAAGTGTCCTTGGGTCTGGTGGCGTCGTACCACCGGACCCTGTCACGGACCTCAGGACTCTCGAGAACGCGTTGTCGCCACAACAACATCGCGTCACTTGGCACAAACACGAGTTCGAGAATGGCTGCCACTACTTCCGGCGTTGCGTCCTCATACCGCACGCCGTCTTTCTTAAACAGCCCCTCGTGTTTGTCCAGGAGTTTGCGTCGATAGACAGCGAGGTTCGCGGCATTGCGCTTAAGACATCCGAGCTCGAAATGGAGCAGCTGGACGTATTTCCTCACCAACCATGGCACCCTCCCGGTGTTCATGTTGACAGGTTTGGTGTCACCACGGGCCTTGACCGGCCGATTTGGCCAGGAACGCTGGCACGATGCACAGATTCCGTTGTCCTGCACGAGGTCTACGCCAAAGCCCCCGCAACTATCGCAAGTGCGAATGGCGGGGGTAGGCACCGATCGTACGGACTCATCCTCCGTGACGCCAGCGAAATGAATCCCGTGATGGCTCTCCGGCTGGCCTCCGTCAGCCTCCCCATCAACATCCTTAGCCTCGCTCTTCGCATCGCCTCCGACAGCATGTTCACTTGCCCCTGCAAGGGGGCATGCGCTGCCGAGCTGGCAAGCCTTGAGTGGGCAAGGTTGGATTCCTTGCTCCTCCTTAGGCTCGCCGGCGATAACGTCTGAGCGTTTCAGTGCTTCCTCGTCGGGACCTGCAGGTTGGGCCATGTCCTGCAGGAATGACTGGTCTACGTAGGGCTCGTCAGGTTTTACCCGGGCTAGGGCGAAGTCATACCAGCGGGCGTCCTTGCGCTCCACCAGGTTGCCAAAGCCCCAGGCCGTGAACCGTGATCCCAATGCTCCTACCGTCAACCCAGCCAAAGTTGCGGCACCGAATGTGTGGCCATCCACTACGGCCCACGCGACAGACACAGCACCCTTCAACCCAATGTACGCGGACGCATTGCCCCACACGTGGTTCACCCAGGTCCGCTTCGCGCGGTAAAATGGCGCTTGCGGGTCGGGTTCGGTGAGGCGAGCGTACTCGCGATAGTTGCGGTGTGCCATGCTGGCGCTGTCCCTTTGCCCTTTCGGGACTTAACAGGTCAACCGGCAGTCGGGAGCTGCCGGAGGGTACTCAGTAGTGCTTGGAC